ATCGCGCACGCCGAAGAAACCAATTGTGAAGACGACGAAAAGGGCAATTATGAGGGTGTAGGCGAACGCCGCGCCGATGAGGATGGTGGAAACGAACTTGCCCAATCGTCCCTTCCTCCTTCCCGGCGGCCCGTCCATCGGCCCAGCCTGATAGCCGCTATCTATCGTCGACGCACGTGGGCAGCGGGTACCGTTAGGGTACAATCGCGGTGATCAGCAGCTCTGCTACCGGGGGAAATGCCACCGCGGCGGAGGGTTCCTCCGCCTCGATCCGACTCGTTTACGGCTCGGCTCACCTGCCAACAGCCCCGAACGTTTGAAGCTGAGGACTCAGCGGCCTGTCTGCTTATGGCAGGGCATCGGCCCGGCTGTTATTGGGTCAGATACGGCGGTAATCCGCCGGCGTTCTGAGCCAGGATCATGGGACCTCGATCAAGGCAAGCTCTCTGGCTCGGGAACCGGAAGCGAGTTGAGGATAGCACGAAGGTCGCTGTTCCTCCTGGCGTTCTGTTCAGTGTCGCACCCGTAGTCCACTGTGTAGAATTGATCGATTCCAGGGCCAGCCCAATGGAAGCCTATACCTCCTTGGTCGGTACGGTAGTCGTTACAGCGCGGAGCCCGCATGAAAACTCGTTCGAACTCCTCTTTACTCATCGCGCCATTGGAGTTGCGGTAAACCTCCATCCGCTGAACGAGGGCTTCATACTGGTTCGATTTTAGTGAGAACCGCCCGATACTGGCGTTCGTTCGGAAGGAGCGCTTTATGAAGCGGCCGTTACCCTGACGGTCGATCGTGATCTCTAGTCCTGATGCGAAGATTTGCAGCTTGCGAAATGAGGGAGAGCTTGGCTCGCCACATGCGGCAGCTAGAAGTGTGACCATACAAACGATCTTAGACCGCATGTAACCGTATCCCGCCGGGGGAGCACCGGAATACCGCGAACCTCCGCTCAAGGCCGATGATGATGGGCGACGCTGTCACGGCGGTGCAAGTTGAACGAACAGCGGGTTACGGGCAAGCCAGTGGAGCTTCGCAAAAGCCAGTTTTGGGCGCAATCAGACGCGGCGGCTGACGCCCTAATCGCCGACAGGAGCGCATCGCCTCCGCGCTGAGCACCTGTGGCAGCCGCCTACCACAGGCACGCCCCCGCGCGCCGCGGCGCAACCCGGCGCATGGTCGGGCCCATCATGACCGCGCTCTCCGACCCGCGCCGCCTGATCGGCAACCTGCTCCAGCTCGGCACGGTCGAGTCGGTCGATCTCGCCGCGGCGACGTGCCGGCTGCGCGTCGGCGATCTCGTCACCGGCGCCCTGCCCTGGCTCACCGCGCGCGCCGGCACGACGCGCGTCTGGTCGCCGCCGGCGGTGGGCGAGCAATGCCTGCTGCTCTGCCCCGAAGGCGACGTGGAAGGGGGGCTGGTGCTCGCCGGCCTGTACTGCGACGCCAACCCCGCCCCCGCCACCGATCGCCGCGACGTCATCGCCTTCAGCGACGGCGCCGAACTGTCCTACGACGCGAGTGGCACCGGCCTGGTGCTGCGGCTGCCGGGCGGACGCCCGCTCAGGATCACCGCACCAGCCGGCGTCACCATCGAGGCGCCGGTCACGATCAAGGGCGTGACCAAGATCGAGGGCGACGTCAACGTCTCGGGCAAGCTCGCCGCCGAGGGTGACGTCACGTCCGGCAGCGACGTCCGCGCCGGCGGCAAGAGCCTCACGACCCACACCCACCCTGGCGTCCAGCCCGGCGCTGGCACCTCAGGGCCGCCTCAATGAACGGCATGGACGCGCGCACTGGCAAGCCGCTCGGCGGCGAGGCGCATCTGCGCCAGTCGGTGGCCGACGTCCTCTCGACGCCGATCGGCAGCCGTGTCGCGCGTCGCGACTACGGCTCGTTGCTGCCCGAGCTGCTCGACCAGCCGATGAACGCGCTCGGTCGCATGCGCCTGGTCGCCGCGACCGCGCTCGCGCTGTCGCGCTGGGAGCGACGGCTCCGCGTCTCCGCCATCGCGGTCGACGCGCGCGCCGACGGACGCGTCTCCCTCACGATCGACGCCACTCGCACCGATCTGCCAGCGCCCAACGCGCGCGCGCGGCTGATCGTCCCGCTCGCCCCCCGCCCCGCCTGAGGACCGACCGCGCATGCACGGCATCACCGTCACCGAATATAGCGAGGGCGCCCGCGCGCTCTCCGCCGTCGCCACCGCGGTGATCGGACTGGTCGCGACCGCCTCCGCGCCAGCCGGCGCCGCGACGGCCGCGCTCGACGCCGCCTTCCCGCTCGATCGCCCGGCGCTCGTCACCGATCTACCCTCCGCGATCGGGGTCGCGGGCACCGACGGCACCTTGCGCGCCGCGCTGGTGGCGATCGCCGACCAGGCGCGCGCGCCCGTCGTGGTGGTACGCGTCAACACGAACGTCGATTGGCGATGGGTGGATTCCACCGTGATCGGCAGCACCGTCAACGGCACCAAGACCGGGCTGCAGGCGCTGCTCGCCGCCGAGTCGCAGCTGGGCGTGCGCCCGCGGATCCTCGGCGCGCCCGGGCTCGATACCCAGCCGGTCGCTGCCGCGCTGGCGGTGGTCGCGGACAAGCTGCGCGGCTTCGCCTACGCCAGCGCGGTCGGCGCCGACCTCGACGCCGCTATCGCCTATCGCGCCAACTTCGCGTCGCGCCGGCTGATGCTGATCTATCCGGACTTCCTCGCCTTCGACAGCGTCTCGGGCACCACCGCGCCCAGCGCCGCGGTGGCGCGCGCGCTCGGGCTGCGCGCGCGGATCGATCAGGAGATCGGCTGGCACAAGACGCTCAGCAACGTGCCCGTGCAAGGCGTGCTCGGCCTGACCAAGGACGTCGGCTTCGACGTGCAGGACAGCGGCTGCGAGGCGGCGCTGCTCAACGACAAGCAGGTCACCGCGTTGATCCGCACCTCCGCGGGCTACCGCTTCTGGGGCAACCGCACCACGGTCGAGCCCGAGAGCCCCTACACGTACGAGTCGACCGCACGCACCGCCGACGTGCTGATCGACACGATCGCGAACGGCATGCAATGGGCGATCGACCAGCCGCTGCGCCCCAGCCTCGCCAAGGACGTGGTCGAGACGATCAACGGCACGCTGCGCGAGTTCAAGGCCAAAGGTCGGATCATCGACGGCCGCGCCTGGTTCGAGGTCAAGGCGGGCAAGAACGACGCCGCGCAGCTGAGTGCCGGCAAGCTGACGATCGACTATGACGTCACCGCCGTGCCGCCGCTCGAGAACCTGCTGCTCAATCAGCGCATCACCGACAGCTATCTCGCGGATTTCGCGAGCCGGCTGGCCGCCTGACGCCTGCCCTCTGACGGAGCCGACCGATGGCGTTGCCACGCAAGCTGAAGAACATGAACCTGTTCAACGAGGGCCGCAGCTGGCTCGGCGAGGTCGCGTCGGTGACGCTGCCGCCGCTGCACCGCAAGCTCGAGGCGTATCGCGGTGGCGGGATGGACGCCGAGGTCAAGTACGACATGGGCGGCGAGGCGCTCGAGCTCGAGGCCACCTACGGCGGACCGATGCGCGAGATCCTGCGCCAGTTCGGCCACACCAACGCGAGCGGCGTCTACCAGCGCTTCACCGGCTTCTACCAGGACGATTCCGCCGGCGCCGGCGCGACGGTCGAGGTCACCGTGCGCGGTCGTCACTCCGAGTTCGACGCCGGCGAGCAGAAGCCCGGTGAGGCCGGCTCGTTCAAGGTGAAGTCGGCGCTGACCTATTACCGGCTCGACTGGGATGGCGTCACCGAGATCGAGATCGACGTGCTCAACTTCGTCTTCCTGGTCGGCGGCGTCGACCGGCTCGCCGCGCAGCGCGCCGCGATCCTGTGAGCGAGGCGGCGACCATGACCGACACGCCCGACCTCTTCCCCGCCCCCGCCCCCGCCGCCAGCTTCACGCTCGACGCGCCCGTCACCGTCGGCGACGCCGAGGTGATCCCCGCTGGCACCGTGATCCAGGTGCGCCGCCCCACCTCGGGCGAGCTCCGCGGGCTGACGATCAATGCCCTGCTCAACTGCGACGTGGTCGCGCTGCTGACGCTCGCGCCGCGGATCACGACGCCGATGATTCCCAAGGGCGCCACGCTCGACCCCGCCGACCTCACCCAGCTCGGCGGCGAGGTGATGGATTTTTTGCTGCCGAGGGCCGCCAAGGCGGCCTTGCCGACGAGCTAGACGAGGCGATGGCCGACCTCGCCGCGGTGTTCGGCTGGTCGCCCGCGGTGATGGACCCGATGCCGCCGGCCGAGCTGATGCGCTGGCACGCGCGCGCCGTCGCGCGCGGTGCGGCCGAGACGGAGGCGTGACGTGGATCGCGAGCTGCGCATCCGCCTGCTGCTCGAGGCCGGCGACCGCTTCTCCAAGCCGCTGCGCGACCTCGCCGCGGGAGGGCGCCAGGCCGACGCCGCGCTGAAGGGCGCGCGCGACCGGCTGCGCGAGATCGAGGCGGTGCGCGGCAACGTCGTCGCCTTCCGCGCGCTCAAGGCCGACTCGCTCGCCACCGCGCGCGCGCTCGAGGCGGCGCAGGCGAAGGTGGCGGCGCTGGCGCGCGCCGCGGCCGAGGTCGAGCGGCCGACGCGCGCGATGACGCGCGAGCTGGAGCGCGCCAGGCGCGAGGCACGCGGGCTCGCCGAGACGCACGACGACGAGCTGCGCCGGCTCCAGCAGCTGCGCGGCGCGCTGCGCGAGGCGGGCGTGGCGACGCGCGACCTGGCGCGCCACGACCGCGTGCTGCGCGCCGCCGCGGGCGAGGCGTCGCGCGCGCTCGAGGGGCAGGTCGCGCGCGCCGAGAAGGCCGCCGAGCGCCAGCAGCGGCTCGCCGCGGCGCGCGGGCGCTTCCAGGCGATCCAGGGCACCGCGGGCAACATCGCCGGCGCCGGCGCGGGCGCGATCGGGAGCGGCATGGCACTCGGCGCTCCGCTGTGGGAGGGCGTCAGGGCGGCGCAGGCCTACGAGTCCAAGATGACCGACATCGCGCAGAAGGCCGACATCGGCCGCGCGCAGGCCGCGAAGATGGGCGCCGAGCTGCTCAAGGCGGCGCGCGCGGCCAATCAGCTGCCCGAGGCGATGCAGGAGGGCGTCGACACGCTCGCCGGCTTCGGGCTCGACCCGCGCCAGGCGACGAAGATGATGCAGCCGATCGGCAAGGCGGCGACCGCCTACAAGGCCGAGATCGGCGACCTCGCCAAGGCGGCGTACGCCGCGCACGACAACCTCAAAATCCCGGTCGAGCAGACCGGCCGCATGATCGACGCGATGGCGCAGGCGGGCAAGGCCGGCGCGTTCGAGATCAAGGACATGGCGCGCTACTTCCCGTCGCTGACCGCGGCCTATCAGGGGCTCGGCCAGACCGGCGTGCGCGCCGGCGCCGACCTCGCCGCCGCGCTGCAGATCACGCGCAAGGGCGCCGGCGGGGCCGAGGCCGCGGCGACCAACCTCAACAACATCCTGCAGAAGATCAGCACGCCGCAGACGGTCAAGGCGTTCCAGAAGATGGGTGTCGACCTGCCAGCCGCGCTCAAGCAGGCGTATCGAGAGGGCAAGACCCCGATCGAGGCGCTCGCCGAGATCACCAACCGCACGCTCAAGGGCGATCTCGGCCGCATCGGCTATCTCTTCCAGGACGCGCAGGTGCAGCAGGGCCTGCGCCCGCTGATCCAGAACCTCGGTCTGTACCGCGACATCCGCGCCCAGGCGAACAAGGCAGCGCGCGACGGCAACGTCACCGATCGCGACTTCGCCGAGCGCATGCATGACTCGGCCGAGGCGAGCAAGGCGCTCGGCGTGCAGGGCAAGATCCTGGCGGTGAACCTAGGCACGATGCTGCTGCCCGCCGCGACCGCGCTGATCGGCAAGCTCGCCGCGGTGACCAGCTGGGTCGGCGCCGCAGCCGAGCGCCACCCGCGGCTCGCCAAGGCCGCCGCGCTCGTCGCCGGCGGGCTCGCGCTGCTGCTCGTCGGCTTCGGCGCGGTGGCACTCGGCGTTGCCGGGATCCTCGGACCGATCGCGGTCGCCAACGCCGGGCTGATCGCGATGGGCGTCGCCGGCGGGGTGGCCTCGGTCGGGCTGCTGCCGATTATCGGGACCGTCGCCGCGGTGGTCGCGGGTGTCGCGCTGCTCGCCGGCGCGGCCTACCTGCTCTACGCCAACTGGGGGAAGGTCACCGGCTTCTTCGCGGGTCTGTGGCAGGGCATCCGCGGCGTGTTCGCGCGCGGCATCACCTGGCTCGGCGAAGTCGCCGCGTCGGCGCTGCGGCCGGTGCACGCGATCCTGCACGGGATCGAGGTGCTGCGCCACCGTTTCGTCTCGGCCGGCCTCGACCTTATGAAGGGGCTGGTGCGCGGGATCCTCGGCGGCGCGGGGCAGCTGCTCGGGTTGGTCGGCAAGATCGCCGGCCAGGTCGGCGTGCGCTTTGCGGCGGTGCTGGGGATCCACTCGCCCAGCCGCGTCTTCGCCGCGCTCGGCGGGCATGTGATGGCCGGGCTCGACCGCGGGCTGAGCGAGGGATCCGCGCTGCCGCTGCGCCGCGTGCGCCAGGTCGCCGGAGCGCTGACCGGCGGGTTCGCCGCCGGCGCCGCGCTCGCCGCGCCTGCGCTACCCGCAGCTGCGGCGCGCGTCGTCCCCGCCGTCGCGCGTGCCGCCGCGGTGATCGAGCGCGGCGCCGACGCGCGCGGCGCGCTCCGCCCACGCGCGTCCGCGCCGGGCACGATCGCGGCGGCGCGAGAGCGCTCGACCGGTCGTGCGGTCGGC